TTTGAATCTCTAACCAATTTTTTAATTCTTCATCTACAATGAAACTAACAGTAAGATCACCGAATTGCATCTTTGATGGACTGAATATAGGTGCACTGAAAGGAGTCGGCATTTCTACCATGGATACAGAGGTTCCAGGAAGAGAAGCAGATTGACAAAAATAAGTTACTTGCGGCAACTTAGAAACAAAGAATCGATAATATGTTGGTAGTAATGCATTTATGCGTGCAGGATATCTATTTAAGATATTTGCATCAATTCCTGAGTAATCAAAAACATTGGCCATTTGTAGTATGTATCAAAGAAAAAGGGAGGGAACTAGTCCCTCCCTATTCTTTATTATTGTACCCTAACTATTACGAAGCAACACCATGAAGGTTGTCGATACGGAACATTCGGTAGTACACATTGGAACGTGCTGTGAGTGCACCTGAACCGACTGTGAGACCCTGTGAGTATGGATTTGCAACCATACCGTAACGAGTCTTAAAGGCGATCTTTGGTTGGAACGTCGATGGATCAATAGCACGCATCATTTGCAATGGAACGTATGGGCAGTAGAAAAGTCCTGCGTCATATGGACTGGTTCCCTTGTATCCAACGCAGCAGAAATTAACTGATTCTGTTGCATATGGATCAATATAAACCTTGAGCTTGCCATTGAGTGTTCCGACAAAGGTGTTACCCGTATCATCAATATCCAAGGAAACATTCAATGCTGGGCTGAGATTGAGGAATCCACCCATGGCGAGAGCACTTGCAACATCTGCGGAGCAGATGATGATGTTACCCTTACCACGACGAGTCTGCTTGGCGATAACGTTACATTCTCGCTCGATTTGGAACATTAGACCACGGAACTTTTCCGCACTCCAACGACCATCTGAGTCTTGAATGAGATCGTAGATACCACCAACAAGTCCTGCTCCTGCGAGAGAGAGACCAACGCCAGCAGCAGTCGAACCAGCAGTCTTATAGAAAAGATCTGGTTGTTGGCAACCAAGAACTGCTTGGCTATAGACAGTTTTAACGACTTCACGATTAATTTCAGCAAGAATTTCTGTGCTGAGAATATTCGAAAGTTCGCTTTCTGCATCAAGACCATGGACAGCCTTAAGATCCTGAGCCAATTCAATTGAATAGCTTGCAGCAAGTGAGCGAGTCTTTGCTTCAACAGCAACTCGTTCAACGCTGAATGCCATTTCATTTGGTGTGAGACTTTCACCAGCGGAAGTCTGCATACCAACACCCTGACAAAGTCCTGATGTAGTTGTAGCAAGACCAGGATAGCCAGCAAATGGATCTGTGGATTGCGAGAATCCAGTAGTCACTCCAGGTACACCAATTCCAGTGCTTCCACTGAATACATTGATTGCTTCGTTGTAGAAGGCTTCGCTTCCAACAACATTACCACTGGTTGCATACTTGGTTCGCATTGCAAAGATGAGTCCCGTTGGTGCACTCATTGCTTGAACGCCGCAGATATCATATGCCATCAAATTAGGCATTGCGCGACGAATAAGTTGAATGAGAATAGGATCAAATCCTTGAATGGCTCCGCCTTGAGCGAGAGATGGCGAACCACCTGCACCCATGACGTTGGTAGAACCTTCTGCAAGCTGCTGTTGTCGGCATGCAACTTCCTGATTCTCCAAGAGAGTAGCAGTAGTTGCACGACGATGAGCATCAGCAATCTTTGGCATATCGGCGTGATCGAGAATAGGCTTCCACTTTTTGGTGATAGCCTCGTTTAATTGTTCAGACATTGTGTGAAACTCCTTCTATGTGTATCAGTCTTTCGACTGTGTTGGGTTGAGAAAACTTACAAACTATTTTTGGACATGGATCGCATATATGCTTCCATGAGTGGTGACGCAGGAACTTCAGAATCATCGTTAAATGATTCTTCGACTATATCTGAAGAAGTCTTTGGTTGAATTGGCTTATTACCAATACTTCCAATGTTTTCTTTGATTGTAGTTAATTTTTCGGCGAATTGTTCAACTGTTTCGAATTCAATATCTTCGGCAAGTGCACGAAGTTTTTCAGAATCCGTATCAGTTAAACCTTCAGAAATATCTCGAAGCAAAATTTCGCAATGAAGTTGTTCATTTTGTTCTGCGAGATGTAGGGTATCTTGAATTTGTTCATCAAGTTCTGTTTCTAGTGAAGAACAAGATTCAACTGCTTCTTCTAGAAGATCAAGTCTTTCTTCTGGAACTTCGATATATGATTCGGCAAAGAGTTCACGAAGATTTCCAATGAATTGCTCGGTTACTTCTGTTCGCAGACCAGAGTCCACGGCAAGACGATTTTCCTGCATCCATTCTTCAACAACATAATTCAAATATTGATCAATGCGTTCAACAAGTTCTTCGGTAACTGATTCGGTGTGTTCTTCGAGAAGAGCCTCGTAATCAGCCTGAAGTTCTTCTGTGATTGCACTAACACGGCTCGAGACATGTGCCTCGAAGAGTGTTGTTGCCTTTGTGACAAATTCTTCAGAAAGATTCTGTCCTGCAAGAAGAGTTTCAATTCCTTGAACTTCTTCTGTGGTTGCCTTGGCATCACTCTTCTTTGCCTTAATTGTGGCACGATTCTTCTCGACAGATGCACCCGTTGGTTCTGCAATTAGAACGGTCTTACCATTGGCTGTCATTTGCTTACCATTGATTGCTTCTGCTGCTTCGTTTTTCATATTTTTTTCTTTCTTAGTTTCTTTTTTATCTTCTGCTTTATCTTCTTTGGAATCTTTGCCTTTTTTCTTGCCCATGAACTTCTTCAAGAATGCAGGAAGTTTCTTTTCCTTTTTATCTTCTTCTTCTGCAGCATCTTCTTGATCGCCATCATCGACGGCTGATGCTACTTCTTCGAGTTCTTCAATCTCTTCTTCAAGATCTTCTGCCACATCACCCTCGAGGTCTTCGTCTCCCTCTACTTCGTCGTTGACTTCTTCAACGACTTCTTGGTCGAATGATTCGCCCAATATTACTTTACGAATGACATCTTCAATTTTTTCTCGTGACATGACAGTGAATCTCCTTTGGAATATATGTAGACGAATTAAAGTTTTGATACAAAATCGGCGTATAGCTTCATCATTTGTTCTTCTAGGTTTCTAGAAGCGGTATTTTCAATGATTTTCTTATAAGAATCAATGACAATTGGCTTGATTATTCCATTGTCCCAGATCCATTCTTTTCCTTCCATTATGCCATTTACAAAGGCATTTGGGGCAGATGGATCTGCCACCACATCGACCGAGGCAAGCATAAAGTCTTCTTGAACTATGTTGACTCCTTCGTGTTCTTTGAGAGATCCCATGCCTCTTGAAGAAACTCCAAGTTTGGCACCTTCATCCATCAAATTTTTAACTATTTTTCCGTATGGCGTATCTAGAATCTTGGCTCGGCCGTATACGTCATTTCCTTCAACTCTGAGTTCTTTAATAATATGAGAGACTCGATCTAGATTTATTGACGGGCCTTCTGGATGACCCATTTCACCCATTGCTCTATTTTGTAGAACATATTCATTATTATATCGAGTAACCTCATTGTTCATTGTTGTTGAAGGATACATTCTGCCATTGCGATTCTTGGTCTCGCTCTGCATGAAAATACCTTCAATAAAATAATTCTTCGCACCATTCTTTTCTTCGGTAAGAAGTTTTACACTGAGAGTTGTTTCCGTAATTAATTTCATTTCTTCAGTATTCTGGCTGTTGCCTTGTGTATTCCACTAGTTCTTTTTATAAGCTCGTCTGCGTGGAGGTCTTTTATTCTGTGATTTTGCTGAAACAGTGGCTTGCTCAGTTCCGCGTGGATCCCTTCCGCCGACCTTTGTGCTCGCCGATTCGCCTTTTTCATATACCGTCCCAATAACTCAGGACTCAATTCATCAAGTTGTTTTGTTTCTTCTTTAATAATTTCTTCTGATTCCTCAGGCGTATTGAACATGGATTTGGTTATTTCATATCGAGCCTCGTCCATTGCAAGACTTGACTTTGCATACAATGAACCAAAGATCAAACCCTTTGCTTCTGTGAAATTCTTTAATACTAGTGCTCGTGCGATTTGTTTATTCATGTGTCTCCTGAGAATACTATTTATTTAGTAATATCTTCATCTTCGGTATTGTTCTCGTCCTCAATATTTGAGGATTTGTCCATATAAAATAAAGAATTCGATATATTTCTTCGTTCTGTGTCTAATTTTTCTCGAACTTTGTCTTTGAGTTGACTGAAAATAGCCGTCTGAAAGTCCCCAAATCCCATATCTTCTTCATCATTGCTCATTTTGATTTACCTTTCGGTGGCACTATTTCGCCAATTGTGACATCTCTCTTCTTTGGTTGTTCCGAGGCAGCAGAAGCTGGTTTAGATCCACCT